ATACGTATGTATCTACGGGGCCTGATGCAATCTTAGTACCTTTGGATAGGCGCTTCTTGACCAGACCTAGGTAAGCCTTGTCGATCTCCAAAGCCTTTAAAGTTTCCTTCAAAGTGATCTGCTGCTCTGAGCAGTACGCACGTAGTTGCTTAGCATTAATAAACATCTTCTTGGTATCAGGCTCCATGCGAATAAACAGGTCATTAAACTTAGGCTCAACCAATGGCAGTTGTTCCATTCCTGACCTAGCGTCGGCTTCGTTGTTAATTACCAACACAGCGGCACGGTGCTCATTCATGAACTCATTGATTACACTAGCGGTAAGTATGGATGTTGGTGCTTTAATGTCATGACGCATTACTTTAACTTCCTTAACAATCCAGTCGTACACACGCTTGATGTCAAAGTCAATGATGCCTAAGTCCTTAGCAATGAGTGCCCCAGCAATATTACATGCAATAGTTGCAGACCAGAAACGCTCTCTGCTTGTCAAACCAATAGCCTTATCTAGCTTCTGTTGAATCTGCATTACTGCATCAAGGGCTGTTTCTAAATTGCCAACAAGATACTGAGCGTACTCAACACCAGCGTGACCATAGTTATCATATAAACGATTAAAGATTACGTCGGCTTCTTCTTTAGTTAAGTTGCCAGTCAGGTCAATACGGTACTCTAGCAAACGCATGAACTCACCATCAGGTGTAGCCTTTAATGAGGATAGCTTGTCATAGAAGGAAGCGTTAGAAGAAGTAAGAGCCATCGTGCCCCATTTAGTTGAGTTAATACGCTCAGCATTCTCATGTTGTTTCATGCGGTTCTTGCCACGACCTTGTGAGATGCTGTAAGCCAAGTCAGAGAAGTGGTCACCTGATAGCTTTGTAATCTCGTCAATCGTTACAGGAAGATTATTCATAACACCAAGCCGATGGATCATCGAGTTCATTGTGTCTTTCCACTGCAACATAAGCTCTTCTGGGTGGCCCCAAACGCTATTACACATCTTCAGAACTGTGGACTTACCTGTACCTGATGTATTGTTAATCAAGTTAATGATGGCACCTTTGAGGTTCAAATGTTTGAGTAGTGGTGCACCAAACGAAGTAAAGAAGCCAAACGCATGTGGTTCAAACCCTGGCTGGTCATATGTCTTTACAGTTTTTTTCCACTCGTCATAATCACCAGTAGGCTTTAACCACTCGGCCAATGACCCAGTTGCAGTTGATGGTGGGCTGTATGATACTTTTTCTGCCGATACTTCTTGTTCACCAATGATGAACTTTGTGTCTTTGTCTGCCCAACCAAATTGAGTGCGCATTATTTCTACCTCCGATTTATGTTGTAAGTTTTTAGCCGACGATATGATGTAAGACATAATCGACTCCATTTGTTTTTTAGGTCCGTAGACCCCGTGATAACCTAGCGTGTCACGCAGTTTATCAGTAGACATTACATCTGTTGCTGGCATTGAGAACTCACGCATACCGTCTTTAGGTAAGTGCAAGCGTAGCCAGATTGACTCACCCTTAGCTGGATCATGCAATCGTTTGACAATATACAGGTCGTGCTCGTAAATATTTATTGCATCTTTGCCGCCGTCGTCATCACGAACCTCTATGTAAACACCGCCGTTCTTCCCCCTAAAGTACGGGAACGGATACGCTGGTATATCGAAAACTTCCTTTTTACCTTCCTCCGTCGTTTCAACGATTCTAGATTCCTCAGCCACCATGACCTCGGATCCAAGCTGTATCGGAGACGAAATCTTGCCCTTGTTTGGGCATTCAACACACGCCGAAGGATTAAGTTTCTCGAAAGTCTGACATGTGTACGGCCCTTTTGTCTGGTTCGCTTTGCGCTCCGTCGTGGTCGGGTCATAATCAGGGTGAAGGCGTGAGATTTTATGAATGGCTTCATCTGCATCTACACAGGCATTTGCAACTGATAGTCCTGCTCTCCATAATGGTTCCTCAATAGAGTCTTGCTCTGTAGCTATCTGGGCAAGCTGAGCACAGCCTTTGCCGTCCATAGTCTTGAGCATGATGGTTTTAAATCGGCTTATCTTGTTACCCATCAACGCCTGAGTCATCTCGTTAAGCTGGCGTGGCATCCAGTCAGGTGCAATCAACACACCAATAGTCTGCTTCACACCTTCGTAATCAAGCTCTTGCGCCATAGCCAGTATCTCAACAGGCAATGGTGGGTCTTCTTTAAAGTTAAACGTCTCAGGTACACGCAGAATAGATGCGTTGTCGGCAGTGCGTGATGGGTCACCTAAAAATCCATGCTGCTCACACAATGCTTTCAAGCGCTCAGCAACAGGCTTCCACTGTAATCGGTCGATTACACTATTTAATATCCAATACGCATGAATACCACGACCAGAATTAACCACGCATGGCAATGGCATTCTGATAGCTTTACAGAACTTTTTGAGCTCTACTAACCCTGTGGCTTGGTCTACGTAACCTTTACCCGTAGCAGCTTTATCAACACCACAATCAATGTCCAACCAGAACGACTTAATCAAGTCTCCGTTCTTCTGAATGCGACCATCGGTATTGTTAACATACTTCGCACATGCAAAGTAAGCATTGCATTTATCTTGTACTAACTCATCAACCCTTGTGGCTACTTCCGCCAGTGTCAGGTGAAACGTCTGTGTAGGCCTAGCCTCGTCTTGCCGTAGTCCGACTATGCAGTAATACCCAGCCCCTTCGGGGGGCAGGACTGCTGTCAGTAAGTCTGTTGTCGCCATATCACCTCAGAACCGAAAAAGATAGGACAGCAGGGGGATCGGCACTCCCCTTTTCGCTCCGTCGAGCTAGCTGCCCCCGTGGACTTAAGTCTTAGTTTTAACTAAGTACTTTTCTATTTTTTCAACTTTAGAACTGCGTGGCTGTGTCTGCCCAGTGAACCATTGATAGATGGTCATACGAGAAACACCGAACTGCTCAGCAACCCTTACGACAGGGATGTTGTTTTTTATGCAGTACCTACCAAGACGAACCCCAATAAACCTAGAGTCGGCATCTTGGTTAGCCAAATGCAGTGCAAAGCTGTAGCCTCTTAAACTCATTCTTCTTCGTCAGTAGACCAGTCACCCATTACGGACTTCAAATCAGGCTTAGCTTTTGGCTCAACTTTTTTCTCTGCACGCTTGGTAGGTTCTGGGACTGCCTCTGCTTCAACTGCTGGGGCTTTAGCTACGGGGGCTTCTAGCTTAGGTTTGCTATCACCAGCGGCGACTGACATAGTAATAGCATTCTTAGCAGCGGTAGATTCGCCCTGCTTAACTGCAGCTTCCCACTCAGGCTTTTCTAAGAAACGAACTGGACGGAAATACAACTTACCAACTGTTGAGTCCTCATCAAAGCGCATCTCAGTAACCAGTGTGTTTAAGTTGTAGCCTTGTGTGCCAACGTACTTAGCATACTGATTGAAAGGCATGTGCTCTAAATCGCCAGGATCTTTCATATCATAGAAAATTGATTTGGACTGCAGTGTCATTTGATAAACATCACCATCTAAATCACTAGCTAATGCAACCGCAATACGGCGGTTTTTACGACATGCCTTAGTACTACCTTGACCAGAACCATTAATATCCTGTGGGCAACCAGTACACGTATTGTGCTGTGGTTCTTTGCATGATGCGTCTGGCTTCTCGCCGTCGTTAGACCAGCAATCAGGAGGAGCTGCATCGCCCTTTGGATCCCATGCTTTAGCGTAGTAGGTTCTTGAAATATGTTTAGAAGCATTAACAATAACTACTTCCAACTTATTTGTTGGGGTCTTTGAAATCTCAGTACCATTTACTTTAAGTACGAACTTGTTTGCACCAAGTGCAATACGTTTAGTCTGATCCCCACCACCGCCAACAAGGGCTCTAGTGACATCATCTAATTGAACTTCCTTAAGGTAGTCTGGTAATTGATTATTAAAAAGGGCGACGTTGCTCATTTGCTTCTCCTAACTGTAATTGCGTATGTGCTATCCACGTTTAAACCGGCGGGATGCAAGTCCGGATTCTCCTCCAAGAACTGCTTCATGTTGGATTGTTGAATTCTTCTTTCTAACAACTGAGGTGCGTTATGTTCAAACATAAACTCGTAAAAACGTTCCCAGTCATTAGTTGTGTATCGGTTCTTTACTGTGCGGATGGCTGTGCCATGCTCAGTCTTTATGCTAGTAGCTCCAGTATCCTTGCACAACTCTAGGATGCTCTGCTCGATGACATCAAGTTGGTCTTGAAGC